TTTCACTTCTTGGAAACAGTTTATGCCCGAAGCACAAGGCCTCTTTGATTTTACTGTCAAGCATGAAATTGACATTCAACCTGTTATTGCTGCAATGACTAAATTTGCTAATGAAACTTTTACTGGAGATAATCTTAAAAAGATCATTTCTTTTATCACAAAAATTGGCATTTGTCACACAGCAGGTTGGTCTTTGAATGTTGTTTCATTGGTTGTTTTGGATTTTCTTTTGACCTGCAATATTCCAATTGAAAATGCGCATGATGCTTGTCGTTTAATGTGTGCTGCTGCACCAATTTTGTTTGCAGCTTTTACACCAAGAGCACAAGGTGATGATGATTTTTGGTCCAAAGATGTTGTTTCAGCTTTAGGAACTGTGATTTCTATTTTGATTGGTGCAATTTTCTTGAAAAGTGTACCTAAAGCTTCCACTGTCGATGAATTTGTTACAAGTGCAACTAAATTTGGAAATTTGATTCGAGCCTTTGATAATTCATGGAAAGGACTTTCCAAACTTTTGGAATGGATGTATGATTATGCATATGAATATTTTGTTGGTTATCCTAAAAATATTTCAGAAGCTAAGAAATACATTGATGGAGTTGAAGAATGGTTTATTGAATGCAATAGACTTTGTTCAAATGATGTTCTTGAGAGACTTCAAGTTGATGCAATCCTTTGTCGTCAAATTGAACGACTGTATTTGCAGGGTCTTACCATTTCAGCACGCAGTGCTGTTTTGAAATTAGACATGGGAATGCGCCGTTCTATTGAAAATTGTCAAAGAAGTATTGCAGCTCTTAATGAGAAGGTTTCAAAGAGTGGAGCATTTTGCTCAGGACCAAAAGTTGAACCATTGATCATTCAATTATGGGGACAATCGGGTGTCGGAAAATCAGGAATGATGTATCTACTTTCAGGAGACATTTTGAAATGTGAAGATTTGCTTTGTGGCGGTGATGGCACTGCCTCAGCAGATTGGGCTAATCAAATTTATCCTAGGAATGTTGAACAAGAATTCTTTGATGGCTATCGTAATCAGTT